AAAAACTACACCTAATACAGAATCAGGTGGATCTATAACTGCTGGAACAGTTGATAATATATGGGATGATGATCCAGCATCTACAGGAAAATATGTTCTTGCTATAAATTCACCTTTATGGGCATTATTAAATTCTTTACAAACAAGATATATAAATTCATTAAATCAAATTCAAGCAACATCACCAACTGCTGGTCAAACACCAGCATTTCCACCAACAGTAGATCCTACAGAAACTGCTGGTTGGTATGTTGTTAAAGTAAATCCTGTATTTACACCTACTTTTTCCCCACCACCAACAACTACTGTATATACTTGTAATGAATCTGGTGGATATCCATCATATGGACAACATTATCTTACTGTAGATGCTAATCTTACATTTCCATTTCTTTCACAAAGATATACTACACCTGGTGTTAGATCATTTTCAGTTAATACTACACCATATTCACCATGTCCTGTATGGAATTGTGTAAGAACTATTATATTTACTACCGCTTTAATGCCTATTACTAATGAATTGGTAGCAACACCATTAATTAATAATAGCAATCCAGCATTAGATTCTAATGAAGCAAATAATAACTTTAGTCCAATTATTACAGATCTTGAAGTCCCACTAACACGTGGTGATGAAACTAAACCTACAATCAATTATTCACCACAAGCAGAATATAGATTAATTGATTTACAAAGTAATGCCCCTATTAATGGTATAGAAATATCTATTTTCTGGAAAGATCAATATGGTTACCAGCATCAATTCGTGTTAGAACCTGGATGTAATGCCAGTATTAAGATCTTATTCCGTAAGAAAATATTTAATTTAACAGATCTTAAAGAATATACTGAACCACCAAAAACAAATAGATAAAAAATTTATTTAGTTAAGAAATAATATATATATAATATATATATATTATGTCAAACGACTTCAAAAAAGTTCTTGTAAAAGATGATAGATTAATGGTTACTGATTCTTTAAACTATGCCGTTATAAAAGGTGGGCAAAGTGTAGTTTCACAAACACAATCAGCGATATCACAATCCACCAGTTCCATCAGTTTTAACTTACAAGTGCCATCTGAACAGACCATAGTAGATCGTAAAGTTTTTGTATCAGCAACAATTCAAGTAGGATGGACAACAACTGGATCACCCACACTTGTTTATGGTCAGAATCTTGCTTTAGCACCATTCCCCCTTCATCAAATGTGTTCTACAATTCAATCAACCATCAATAACAACGTTACCAGCATAAACATACGTGATGTTCTTCCTTTCCTTGTTCGTTCTAACGATTGCCGTGAATTACAAAAATCTATGTCATCATCACCTACTATGCCTGATTCTATGTTCTACTATTCTGATTCTGTAGGTAGTGCTGGTATGCGTGCCGTTGGTGTCGTTGCTACATCACCTAATGAAATTGTATTAAACGGCAACGCTGGAAATACATTAGGTAATTTCTTAACTGGTAGTATTGATACCGATCTTTTACCTAATGGTTCTTATGCTGGACCTAACGCAGGAACAACACCAATCGGTGGTGGTGCTACCGCTGATCAACCTGTAGTATTATCATATTCAACAGATGGTAGTAATTGGTATACACAAGGATCACAAGGTGGTGCTAATGCTTCTGCCAATTTATGGCGTTTAACATTTACAACCACTGAACCCGTATTATGCCAACCTTTCTTATGGTCTGACCCTGTAAGCAATAGACAAGGCATGTATGGTGTCCAAACAATTCAACTTCAATATAACGTCGCTAATGCTGATCGTGTAGTAAGATTTATTGAAAAACAATACACACCTGGATCATTAAACACTACACCCATTACTGTCACTGGATCAGCATCAGTAAATAGTGTTCAATCAGCAAGACTTTTCTTAAAATACCTTACACCACACCCTTCTGACCTTTTACCAGCAAGAAACGTAATTCCTTTATTAACTTATGATCGTTATTTCGCTAATGCTAACAATCCGGCAATTCCTAAAAATTATGGTTCAGTTGTTCAAGTTCCATCAAATACTTATAATCTTACACAAATCCCTGATAAAATATGTATTTTCTTCAGAAAGAAGATGACTAACCAAAGACCTACTGACGCTGATGCTGTTCCTGTAATTAGAAATATTTCTATAAATTTCAATAATAATGCTGGACTTTTAAGTTCCGCCACCTTACAAGACCTATATTATTATTCCGTTCAAGCAGGATCTAACCAATCTTTCCAAGAATTCTGTGGTCAAGCATACGCACCTAATTTACCAATCGCTGGAACAGCAATTACACCAACAATTGGTTCATACCTAATGTTGGATTTTGCCACCATAATTCAATTAACTGAAGATTTCTACGCACCAGGATCGCTAGGAAATTTTCAATTACAGTTCACTTGTGGTCTTCAAGCAGGAAATGTAACAGACCCTGTAGATCCTGGAACAAATGCTTTCAACGCAAGTAGTTTAGAAACTGTTTTAGTTGTAATGAATAGTGGTATCATGGTGACTGAACGTGGTCAGACATCTACATATACTGGAATTTTAACAAAGCAAGATGTATTAGATGCTTCCCAACAACAACCCTTCGGTAGAATGTCAGTAAAACGTATGGTAGGTAGCGGACACTGTGATTCTGGTCGTGCTTTACCATCATTCTTACAAAATGCTATGTCAAATAGATCTGCTGTGGTCGTGCCAAAAGCAGTAGATGTAGCAAAAGATGCCATGTCCAGAAGATTAATGTAAGAAAATATAAAAAATTTATTTAGTTAAGAAATAATATATATATAATATATATATATTATGTCAAACGACTTCAAAAAAGTTCTTGTAAAAGATGATAGATTATGCGTAACCGATTCTTTAAACTACGCAGTTTTTAAAGGTGGTCAGAATGTCACCAATATTCGTATGCCTGCGATATCGTCTACACCAAACAATTTAAACTTTGTTATACCATTTCCATCAGAATCCACTGTATTAGATCGTGAAGTATTTTTAAGAACACAAACAGATTACTATTTAACATTTGCTTCTGCTATTGCTGGTATTCCACAATATTATAATGGTGCTACACCTTCAACAGCACAAACACCAACATACGTCTGTCCATTATTATATGGTTATAATATTTCTGTTGGATCATTTCCAACACAAAGAACAATGGACACCATTCAAGTTCAAATAAATAACAATATTTCAACCATAAATTCATCTGATGTATTTCCTGCTTTATTAAGATGTGCCGATGCTGTTGAATGGGAAAGATATAATATTACTGCTTCTGCTGTTGATAGACTTTGTCGTCCCGATGACGAATTATATAGCACATTAAATAATAATTTAGGTTCTTATGATCTTGCCCAAGGCAATAAATTTATTCCTAATGGATCATTTGCGAATCAATTAATTCCTTTAGATCCTACTACACCAGTAACTAATGGACAACCTAATATATTAGGAACATATGGACAAGCAGGAACAGCAAATTTCTTATTACGTGTTCAATCTACTGAACCTTTAATTGCCCCACCTTTTATCTGGAATCAAACATTATCTAATAAGGCAGGAATTTACGGCATACAAAATCTTCAAATAACCTGTAATTATGGGTCTTTATATAAAGCAATCAAATTATGCGGTCAATCAGGTATATCAGATAATACAAGTGCTTTCGTTGATGGTCTTGGAAATATTTTATCATTACCAGACCTTTCATTATTAACACAAGTGGTAAATAATGCTGAATTATTAATGAAATATATTACCCCCCATAGCACTGACATTATGGCACAACGCAATGTTATACCATATTTAGAATATCCAAGATTTATTTCTTCTAATTATGGTGTATCCGCAACAGGGGTAACCAGTTCTATTATACCAAATGCCAATGAAGTTCAACAAACTGTAGGTGGTCAAGATACATTAACTACATCTTCATCCGTATTACAATCACAAACATTTACATTAAATCAAGTCCCTGATAAATTAATTATCTTCGTAAGACCTGATTCATCTTATAGAAATAATTCTACTTATAATGATTTTGTATTACCTATTACAAATATTTCTATTCAATTCAATAATCATGCTGGTATTCTTGCGAATGCCACGCAAGAAATGTTGTTCCATATGTCCCAAGAAGCAGGTAGCAACCAAGATTGGTTACAATTTACTGGCGTTGCTAATGCTATTGAATTAAGACAAGCAGGTTTATTATCTGGTGTATTTACTACATACCCATACGATGCTAATGAACCAAGTGTAGATGAACCAGCAAGACAATTAAATGGTGTCGTCCCTATATCTTACCAAGTTTCTACAATCGGTTCATATTTAATGCTTGATATGGCAAGACATCTTGAATTAACTGAACCATATTATGCCCCAGGCAGTTTAGGTTCATTCCAAATACAATTTAACGTTACAGTCAATAATCAATGTCAAATCGGAACTGATTCTAATCCTGATGGTGTAACCCCTGAAATTGTAATGATTCCTGTAAATTCAGGTCTATTAGTAACTGAACGTGGTCAATCTTCATGCTATACTGGAATTTTAACAAAACAAGACGTATTAGATGCTTCTTTACAAGAACCTTTAAGTCATTTACATGTCGCACGTGTAGTCGGTCGTGGTCATCAAGATTCTGGTCGTTCTTTACCCAAACACATCCTTCCAGGTATGTCAAGAAAAGGTTTTGCCCCTGCTACCAATGCTTCAATGGATAAAAGATTAATGTAATTAAAAATTTAGTTCTGGAAAATTACGATTTTTATAAAAAAATTGTTATAGTATTTATTTAAAAAGTCGTTATTTTCCAAAACATTTTAAATTAGTGTAAAATTTTATTATATATATTTAATATATATAATAAGATGCCCATAGACACCCCTTACAATAGAATGGTAGCAGATCAATATAATGCTATGAATCGTGCCAAGGTAGCATATTTAGATAATAACTA